CATCTCATCTAAACCCGTGTTTAGTAATGAGTATTGTTCGTAAAGTGAAGTGTCTTTTTGGTTGTATATTGCTTGTATCATCTTAGTAATTGGTTATACGACCTTGTATGTCTATGTTTGGGTACTTTACTTCAAATATTGCAGGATCGAGGCTTGGGTAGATTATACCGCTTCTTGTGGCTGCGTTTACGTCGTAAACAACGTTACTATAACCCAAAGCACTGTCATTGAGATTTGTTACTTTTAATGTTGATACACTTTGTACACCATCGACGTTAAATAGTATGTTGTAAACATCACTAACTACAATTGGTTGGGCTATTTGCCATCTATCGATATTAAAATAGTCTTTTACGGTCTGTATTGATTTTAGCAATACTTCGTTTGCATTATAGTTTGGCAATGGTATTATGTCAAACTTAACTCCTATGTTGATTATGTATGCGTCTCTGATGTTAATACTATCTGTTAACATCCTGTACTGACTTAGATACGTTTTTACATTTTCCTTTACTGCTCCGTTTAGTTTGTTGCAATTTTTATTGTTGTCATATCCTAACACATATAAGTTTAAAGCTAGTGGATTAGCTACTGTATCTGCTAAATCGCTCGTTCCAATATTTTGCTGCTCGTCTGGAGTAATGTATGCTTTTGCTGCTGATCCAAATGTTGTCGGCATACTGTACACTCTCATTATATAATCTTCTCGAGTAACTGCTCTATTTTGTGAAGAAAATTGTGCTAATGTATTTTGTCTTATCTCTTCAATCGTCTCTTCATTACGACCACCACTTGCCGCTTCTGCGTTGTCTATTGACACGCTTTGTAGAATTGCATTATTTAAAGCTGCTGTTGCTATTGGTAAGGATGTTTCAGTTGTATCAATACTATCAATGTTGTTAATTGAATTTGATGGAACATTTGAGCTTACACCACCACCTACTAAGTAGGTCACTGTTAATGTTGTGTTTGATGGCACCAAACCGTACGTACTTGTGATTAGCGGATTCGATGGGTCTAAAGATGCATCTGTGTCTTGTTTTCCGTTGGGTAATATAAGACCAATTTGCTCTGGCGTTGCTAGTAACTCTTCGTCTGGCATTGAGGATGTCCCTGCTCCGAATTGTATTTCTAGGCCTGCCTCAGTCACACGTACAATAAATCTACGTGGCACTTTCTTCAACTTCATTAACCATGGCATCTCAGAACTATAAACAGACGATACAGGATCGTTGTATATTGTATTCTGTACACGCTCAAACATAGTGTCTTGAGCTAAGTATGGTACTTCATACCAAGTATTATCGTCTGAGTCTACAATGCTTTGTATTGCTATTAGTGGATCTGTTGCATCCTGTAATAGCAATTTAAGATATCTAGTCGATGCGTCTATTGTGAATGTTGTTGTCTTTGTCTTTGCACTAATAGCTTTTACTTGTTTCTTAGCGAGGTAATAATTTATCGCACCGGTGTTTGTATCGTAGCTATATACCGATATCTCTGTTGGTGACGTTGGCGTATCTTGTGTAAAGTCTAGATTTGCTGTTGTAATGAAGTTTACTCCTTGATTAGTAGCTTTTACTTCCATCCCCTCTTTTATCTTTAATCCATAAGAAAAGTTTGGTGCAGTCGTTGCTCCTGTTCCTGTAGGAGGTAGTAATTGGTATACGTCTAGCGTGACTGATGACGGTACTGATAATTTAGGTTTATATCCAAATGCAGCTGCCATGGTTAAGAGATTTTTCTTCTCTTGGGCGTACACTAAAAAGTTTTCTCTGAAGTTGTAGTCTGTATAGTATGACAACACATCTCCTACGTATGCAGCCATGTCGAGGAATAAACTTCCTGGGGATGCTTCGTTAAAGTCGTTATATGTGTCTGGATAGTATGCCTTTGCAAATTCTATTAGTCCTTGCTTGTATGCATCAAAATCTCTACCTACATACTTTATATCCGTTTGCTTGTTTATTAGTTTAGCCATTTGATACTTCAATTAATATTGCTCGTTCGTCGAAACCACTCTCACTTAAGCTGATTGACATTTGGACAAGTAGTTTATTCTCGTCTGGTTTAGGTGTTATTATCAGCTCTCTAATAAATATGTAAGGAAGGAAGGTTGCAAAGTTTTGAAGTATTCTAGTATTTAGAGTATCTACAGCCTCTTCTGTAAGCTGTTCAAATATAGTCCTTCTTAAACCACATCCAAATTGTGGTAGCATTATACGCTCCCCCGGCTCTGTACGTAGCAAGTTTTTTGCATTAGCTAATGCTTGGTCTATTGTAAAATAGTTTTGCTGAAACCCTGTTCCTGATGGCGTTGACATAGGTAAATCAAGACCTAATGCAACATTAGTCTCAAGGTCAATTGGGTTTACCTGAATTACGTAGGCCATTATGCGTTAAAGTCGTACGACTTTTTTAGTATTGTTGAGTAGTCTTTTACAAACATATCAGTTCCTGATGAACCTCTTGGAAAGTCTGGATTAGCCTCCTCCTCATGTTCTCCGAACCCACTCATGCTTTGTGCTGTTTCATTTAAAAGATCTCCTAATGGACCTCCTACAGTAGTAAATGGTTCATCTAAAGTAACGAGCGGAGCTGTTCTTTTGTTTATTTGTAACGCTTGATTAGGCTTAGACATGGGCTGCTTGTTCCCTAGAGCGGGTTGTTTACTCTCGTTAAGCTTTTTTATCTCAGTACGGACTGCAGTCTGAACCTCCTCACGGATAAGTTCACGCAACATGGACTTAAATTGACTTAGTTTCATATTTTTGTTTTTTAATAAATAGTAGGGACAATCAAGAATACCCTTGAAAAGGTACTGGTGGTATTAGATAGCTTGGATTTGGTATGGTTAATCCTGTCATGGCCATCACTTGTAATTCAAATCCTTGCGACAGTTGTTGTGCAAATCCTGCAGATCCATTTATCTCTTCCGGTATCATTGGCTTGAATGGTCCTACGTTAAGAGCTATAAAAGTAGTTCCTGCTGGATTTTTCCAGTTGAAGGCTGTCCAAAACAGTCTGCCTGCTAATCCAAATATTGCTGATGCTGCTGCTATGTCTACCTTCTTTCTAGCTTCTTTGTCAAACTTTTTCTCAACACGCTCTCTTTGATTGTTCTCAAACTTAGTCTTATATTGATCAATCCAACCTTTTACTTTATTGAGCGCCGGATCTATTAGCTCTTCTCTTATGAACCTTATAACCGCCTTTACAAAATCGCTTATAAGCTTAATAGCCATTGAAAGAAATCCTACTCCCTTCTCCAACTGTCTTTTAAAAAACAATAAAGTAGGATCCTCAGTGTCTGTTGGTATCTTATCTGCTAATCCTTTTATTCTCGCTTTTGTTTTTGTAAGAAATCTATTTTCTCCCTTAAGGATATCTACATTCAAATCCAGCAAGCCTGTTATGTCTAGCGGAAAACTAGCTAATTCTGATAAGGTCTTGGGAGGTGATTCAAAGAGTCTTGTTAAAGAGTCTGCTGCTGATGTCCATTCTGATGTCACATTCTCCTTTAGCTTTTCAGATTGCTCTTTGAGAGTCTCTTTAATGAAGTTGTTAAATCCACTATCTTTAGCTTCCTTTAGAGCTTCGGTGAAGAATTGAAAAATAAGCTCGTACACTTTAAAGTCTTTAAGCTTTCGTTTTAGCTTGCGAGTATTGTCAGCTATGCTTTTTCTAGTACCATCGTCGTCGTTTTCTAATATGCGATATTGACCAAAGTACTTATAAAAATCTAGGATGTCTTTTTCGTTTGCTGATATTGAATAATCTGGTAAGCTTCCTGATCTGCTTGGGACAACTCTATCAATTATTCTATAGCTGCTTTGTAGCATTTTTGCAAATATGACCGCTGCTTTTGCAACTTTAACTGCTTTTTTTGTATCCTCTTCTATCTCTGACTTTTGTTGATCTATGCTTCTTTTTTTATTGTCGATTTTTTTCTTAGTTGCATCAAAATTAGTAATGTTACCGATGTAATCTGTTACCTCTTTTTGCACTTTTTTAAGTTTCTTAATAGAATCGTCTTGTAGCTTTTGTATTTTCTTTTGCAATACTAACGTGTAATGAGATATTAATTTAAAGACTTCTTTAATCTTTTCCATAACCTCTAAGCCAGTATACTTACGCGGTTTTATTGGTGACTCTTCTTCTACTATTTGATTCGCTTTTTTTCTTGACGGTTTTTTGTTTTCTTTTGTTGGCGGATGTTGTATCTTGTCAATAAAATTCACCATGTCGTATCCCAATAAACGATCCAAAGATCCAACTAACGCTATTAGCTTTGTAGTTGGTGTTTTAAGAACGGTTAGTAATTCAGGTGCTAGTAGCTTATTTGCACTAAGCACTGACTCAATCAGTATCTTAATTGGCTCTTGTGTAATTTGAAATTGTTTGAATAATGCGTTTATTTCTATTGGTGATGTTGGATCTGTACCATTTAGTCTGACTTTTATTGCTGCTATCTTATCCTTTGCTTTTTGTAGAATATCTTCTTTTATCGCTTTATTAAAAAATTGCTTTGTTGCGTCAATTATTAACAACATCTTTTCTGTTATAGCTATTCCCTCATTAATCAAGTTAAAAAAATACTTAACAACCTTAATAGCGAAAGCTATGTCGTCCTGTACTCGTTTCAGTTCAGTACGCGCCCATTTAACTGCTGATTTTATATTTTTTATTAAGCTTGAGTCCCCTAACGTTCCCAAAAGCTTTTCTGCTTTTTCTTGAATTTTCTGCTGCAGATCCTCAATCTTCTTTTGCACTTTGTTTTTTAACTCAAAGAAGTTTTCGTTGATTGCTTGAACTAGTTTTATTTTTTTACGCTTAAGTTCCGTGTTCTTGTTAATGATTCGCAGCATTATACGTCCTATAGGCTTTGCTTTTGGTATAAGCAGTAGTTGCTTAAAGTAGTTAACAAAGGTCATTGGATCTATAAAAGCTCCTAATACATCAAACACCTCATTAAAAAAAGCTTGTAGCTTTTTCCATATGTAAATTTTTATATTTGCAGTTGTGCTAAAATCGTTTTCATACTTTGTAAGTACGTTAGATGATTCGTTCAGTATTGATAGTGTGCTCTGTACTGAAGTTCTTATTGTTTTCAAATCAAATTTGAAGTTCTGTACGGTGTTTATTAAATCTAACTCCCTCTTAAACGCAGCAGCTACTCCATCAGGAGCAGCTCCGGCTACCAGTGATTGAGCTGCTTGTACTGGATCTGGGTTAATTGTTTCCAGCCTTGTGGTAAACGCTTCTATACTTTTTTTAAGATCCTTGAATATCACTTTTTTGCTCGCAATAAACTCCTGTACAGCGGGACCTACTGCTTTTATTTCTTCTCTAAGTTGCTTTATTTCTTCATCTATTTGCTTGACGCTGTCAATGTTTTGCTGTGCTTCTTGCTTTAACTTTATTCCTAAAGCAACTAAGTTTTGTAAGTCTCTCGTAAGAAATTGGATCGCTCCTTTTCCCTGTGCAATTTCTTTTGCTACAAAATAAGCTCGGACGGTGTTATAAAATATCTTTTCTCTTTTCTTGAAGGGAATGGGTACTGCTGGTCCTACTGGTGCCGGTGCTCCTGATAACGCTGGTGAAGGAAGAGTTGTTGGTACTCCTACTGGCTTTCCTTTGACTACTGTTTGCATGTATAGGTTTGTTATTCCTCGCGCAAAATCAGTCGTAGTTTTATAACCTCCTTTTTCTAAGGCGGCTTGGAGCCTAAGCTCAAAGTCTTTTTTGAAATTCATTCCCATAAAGCCTCCTTAGTATATTCTCTCCATTCCAAATACCCATGGTTGACCCCATGCGATTGCACAGGCTTGCGCTCTTTCTTTACTGTTATGGCTCTGATTGCTTATTATAGCTTGTATCTTATTTTTCCAAGCTTCATCAGTAGAAAATTTTGCTGCCCAATTTGCATAATAGGCTAATCCTTTTGTTGGATCACTATATGACGTGTTCTTAAATGTCTCATTATCCCAGTTGGTATTAATATTATCCAGCCTTGTTGGTATCTGGCCGTTCTCAGCAGCTCTTACTTGGAAGTAGTTTGTTGACTTGTGGAAGGCAATTCTTTCTAGGGTTTTAGGCCCAAATTTATAAGTTGGGTTATATGCAAAGGTTTGTGCATCCGGTCCAAGGAAATAAAATCCAAATTGGGATCCACTTTGTAGTAACCAAGTAGCTTCTATTTCTCCAGACATAGCTCCTTTGCTGTTTGCAGTTATTTTTACAACGTCTCCCGTACGTCTAAGATCCTCACTTGGTTTGCAGCCGTAATTACCACCTCCACTATCAGCTCCTCCAATTGATAGTAGCAATCCATTTCCTAAATAAGCATGGTTACTTGTTTTGTATATATTAACATATCCTAGTCCAGGTGAATCTTGATTATAGTTATTTTCAAGTTGCACCCATTGCTCATCTGTAATGGCAGCGTTCTTTGTCAGATCCTTAACACTTGCTTCAAGCGTAACATCAGCTTGATAGCCTTTTACGCCGACTAATTGACGGATTGCTTCATACCTTGATACATATCCATCTACTACAGCAAGTGTAGCACCACAACCTCCTTCTGTTGCTGGTTTTATGGCTGCTGCTGCCATTAGGTCAAATTGCGCTTTGCATGTTGCCGATATCAACCAGTTTGCTCCAGTTGCTCCTGCGATGTATCCTGCTAGTGTTTTTGTTGCCATTATTGATTTCCTCCTCCGTTAGTTAATGCTGCTGCTGTATCGTTACCTGGTCCAATCTCAGGTGTCGTATAATAGTCTGGTTTTTGTGCTAGTGGATCTGTTAGTGTTGGTGCAGCAGGTATTCCAGGTATTCCTTTAATCTTCAATCCAGATACATCAACAACAATCTCTGGTGTTGGTTTTGATACCTTAGTTGGTGGTGCTGCAACAGGATCAACAGCTCCGTGTGTCCAACCATCTACATACGCGTATGTTGATAGCATTTCTTTTATTCTTGATTGTAGTGCTGAAAATTCCCACTGTACATCTTCACGAAAAGATCCTTCTGCTAACGATGTTAGTATTACGGAAGTCTTTAGTGTCTGTAGCAAGTCGTCTAACCAGTTAACAAGCTTTAATCCTAATACAATTGGCTCATAGTCCAAATTATCAGTCGGAAGTGATTTTAAAGGCTTTCCGTCTTTGTAGTATTTTGAGTCTGTTTCACTAATAGCTTTGCTCGGTTGAACCTTGTTAGTGTCACCTTTATTGGGTACTCCAAAAAATAACCCTTGATCACCGTATAAGCATATCGTATCATCTGCGTCTAAGTTTACTTTAGCTTTTGAAGAAATAGACACTCCTTTCTCACCAGCTATAATAGTGTAATCCTCTCTACTATTGATAATAACCCTACTTGAGTTTAGTAATATAGAAGGCTTACCGTCTGTAACGTTGTTCTTGCGTGTTGTAGCATCAATTTGTAAATCTTTAAAGCCCTTCCCTTCTTCATTAGTAGCTCCCTTTAAATCAAGTGTAAACACTTTATCCTCCAAGGTGACTATAGATTGAAAAGCAGCTGCTCCTGCTGAGGTGCTTGTGTCTGTTATTGCTGCTGTTATATTACCAGTTGCACCTCCAGCTTCTCCGGGTGCTAAACCATTAGTGTCAGGAGCTGCAGGTGTTGTGGTTTTTGTCCCATCTGCATTTATATTTTCGTTTGGTTCAGCCATGTTGTTTTATTATAAGTATGTTAAGTTCCGAATCCATTATTTGCTAAGTCTTTTATGTAGTCGTAAAGGACTTGCTTATCTGCGAATTGTATGTGTAGATGGACGTTTCTTCCAAATCCAGTAGATTCTGTCATTTGATCACTCTGTCTTCCTAGCAATTGCCCTCTCGTTACAGTCGATCCACGACTGACAGTAAAATTATCCATATGTAATAACTTATACTGTTTACCGTCTATACCTTGGATTTCCATTGCGCTATCCTCTCCGTTACTGTAATAATCAGCAAAAGTCACTTTTCCAGCGATTGGCGATGGTACATATGGCCTATTTGTCTTAGTTCCATTCTCAACTCTGCTAAGAACCATATCGTATACATAAGCTCCTCCAGCTGTTCTTGACCATCCCCCAACACGTACGTTAGCTGGGTCTACTTCAAAATTAGATCCTTTTTCACTGTGATGATACCATAGTTGCGATGCATCTGCTATTGTAGTTTTACCGTTAGCAATTTCCCAAGCGCCTTCTACTTTTGGTATAGTAAACGTTTGTTGCAGTCCTTGCTGGCCTGGGTTGTTTTCGTTTAATTCTGTGAACACAATATCTCCCTTTAATGCTATTTTAAGTGCTCCACTTGCATCAAATCCACCACCAAACCCTGTTGTTAAGTTTGCCGATGCTTCAGCGTGTGAGTCAATTAGACCAGCTCTAAGATCCACATCCCAACTTAACATTCGTGTTGAACATCCTAAGCTTATTGGTATGTTTTGTGTTGTTGTAAAGAACATATTAGAGTCGTCTCCTTTTGTTTTATCAACGCTAATATCTTTAAGCGTTAGCACTGATCCTACAACCTTTCTATCTACGTTTATTATGAGTAATGGGTCTCCTTCAGAAGTTGCTAATGAGTTATTAACTTGCGTTTCTTCGTCCCAAGTAGATTGGTCGCTTGGGCTACTGGAGAACTTAATCATGGAACCAAACCTACTTTCGATTGTCCTCTCACCAAGTCTAGGTTGTTGTAATGACGACTTATCTGCTAGCAGCTCTTTATCTATACCTAACTTATCATCAAAGCGCTTTGCAAAAGTTTTTTTGTCTGCATCGGATACGAGAATCTTAGGTCCTGGTTTGAGGTGATAAGAGTCTGTGCCAGTAAAAGGAAGACCACTATAAGTTACATTTTGATCAGCCGTTACTATTTTCCAATAGTAGTATCTGCTTTGGTATATCCCCTGTACAGCTGGTCCAAAGCTTATAAAGGCTGCAACCGTTTCTCCTGGTAAAGGTACTCTATAGTGTGTCCTGTCTAATGGATAAGCTAAAGTAGTTTGCTCATCTTCTGGTTCGTTGTAGTTGACGGGTATCACTCTTATTCTAACAGCTCCCACACTATCTGCACCATCATACCAAAGACTATCTTCTCCATAAATTACATCAAGTACGTGTCCAAACAACAATTGGTTGCTTACCGTTCTCTTAGCCATTGGCGATTGCTGTAGGCTTAAGAATTCTGCTAATGACTTGTTTAAACTACTCATATTGTTATCCTAATGCACTATCAATTGCTGCTCCTATTAATTTAAACGATGGTGTAGATGGACCTGGGTGTCCTGCATCCCAGTATCCAATTGGTGGTTCTATTAGCGTAAATCCTACAGCTTGGAATTGTTGGTAATACGTTTTGAAGAAGCTTGGCTTCTCCGTACTACCATACTCCGGCTTTTTAGCAGCTACCAAATAATCTCCCCATCCCCAAGACCCTTGTACCATGTAAAAACCAGTTGCACTTGGGAAAGCCGTTTTTAAATGCGCAATAAAGACATCAGGTTGTATTGATATTGCATATCCATCGTTTGTTCCAAGGCAAACAATTACATTTTTTACATCTGGTGATGGTGTAAAGGTTGTTAGTTGTGTGTCTAGTTGTTTAAGAGTCCATCCCGTCTTTTGTAAGAATTCTGGCTTTTCTCCCTTTCCCTCTGGGTCAATTAGTTTTGCTTTTTTAGCAAACTTTGCGACTGTTGGTGTTTGTGAATCTCCAATAAGAACATTACCTACGCTTGTAGACTCTCCACCACCAGGACCTGCACCGGAACCATTGTATTCAATCGATCCTTCAAGTCTTACGTTGATTTTAGCGTTAGGATCAAATCCACCACCAAAGAATTTAGCAAGCGACGTAGACTCTTCATCGATTATTGTTTTTAGTTCTGGTATTATTGTTGGTACGTAGTCATAGGATGCCATCCGTTGACTACAACTCAACTTTATTGGTACGTTTTGTGAAGTAGCTAAGTAAACACTACTCTTGTCGACGTTTATATCATCATCTTCGTAGATAAAGCCAGGACTCCTTAGGTCAGCTTTTATTATCAACATAGGATCACCATCTTTGCTTGCAAGTTGAGTTGGGTTATTTATATTGGTAATTTGTGCACTCGTATTCCATACTCCTGGTTTAGATATTGTGTGAGTAAACTTTATCACTCCTCCAAATTGCCCTTCTATTATTTTATCTCCCTCTCTAAATTTTTCTTGCGATGTCTTTTCCAACAGACTCTCTCTTTTGTATCCGTTCTTTTCATCAAATCGCTTAGCTGCTATTTCTTTTGTTGGATATCCATCTTGCTTTAGTGATGATGGTGATGCTCCTAAAAAAGGGATTACAACAGCAGCTGCTGTTTGCTCCGTACTGATAACTCCTCCATAGTAGTATCGTTGAGTTGTATCTGGCGCCAATGCTATTACACCCCAGACTTGTTGGCCTGCTAATGGTAGTACGTAGTTGCCTCGATCCATAGGATATGCATATGCTCGAGCGTCACTTTCTGGCTTATCGTAATTTGCAGGAATTATATTTACTCTTATCAGCCCTATGCTCTCCACACCGTCATACAAGTCAGAGTCTTTGTCTGTAACAACCTCTAGTACATGGCCCAAAAAGGTCCCATGTGACTTTTTGATAGTCGGTGATACTTGTGAGGTTGGATTCACATACTCTGCTAATCCTTTGTTTAATGAGCTCATGTTATGCTGGTGGTGTATTATAGCTATTATAGACTTGAATAGCTAGCTCAACTCTATGTATAACAGATTTTTGATACGCTTGTATTGCGGCTGCTGATGGGTTACTTCCAATTGCGCCTCCTACCGTACCTGGTACCTCTCCATCGCATAGGAACATTTCACAAACAGTCGCAGTTGTTGATACATCCAACACACCATTTACTCCTATGTTCATGAAACCTCCATTTTTGTAAATAGAATTGGTGTTACCACGTGGTACTCCATCCTTCATCATTTTAGTAAAATTGCCCAATCCAGGTACGTAGTCGTTGACCGCAAAAGCTACTGATGCATCAAACAAACCATTTAAGGTTTTTAAATACTCTTCTACTGCATCTCCTCCTCCGTCAAAAGTTGCTGGGTTTGTTATTAGTCTTCCGTTTATAATTCTCGAAGTGTCAGCACCTGGGGTGTTCTGTAAATACTGCCCTACGTACTTTTCCCATCTATCTCGATTACCATAGGTCCATTGCATCAAGCCTATTCCAGAATACTGCCTAGCGTCGCGTATGGCTTTACTTCCCCATGAGCCATCTGCAGGATCTGGTTGCTGATCTTGATGTCCGTTTTCGATGTTCCACTCTTTCATGCCCTGACTTTCTGCTACTATATTACCTACAATCCCAGCTGCTTGTGCTGCAGTGAAGCCAGATTTAATAAAAGCGTCCATTACGGTTTTGGCTTTAGCTGCCTCGTCTGCGCCCAAAGGCGTATTTGCACCACCTCCAACTTGGCTGCCATTGAAGCCTGGTATTTCCAGAGTACCAATCACCTTTAGTGATAGTTTGTAGTTTGGATCAAATCCACCACCAAATAACGTAGTAAGAGACGTCATTTTGCTGATTGTATTGGAAAGTCCGTCTATGTGTGTTGTATAGTTCCAAGACCTTAAATACTCTGAACATTGTATTTCTAATGGTACATTTTGGGTAGATAGCATGTAAATACTAGCATCATCAAAGTTGATATCATCGTCTAGGTAGTCAGGCTTGCCTAATAGGTCGTTGATGATTGTAGATTGCAATGGCTTCCTAATATAGCGTCTATGTGCTTTTATTATTGTCATTGGATCAGCTGGCATTGATGTTGAACCAATGTTTGTAATCTGATTTATAGGATCCCATCCTTCTGTCTGGGTGCTCGTCATTTTAATTAAGCCACCAAAACGACCCTCTAAAACAGTGTCACCAGGTCGCATTAACGTAACTCCCTTACTATCGACAAAAGCTTTCTCCGCTATATCTAAACGATTGTCGAATCGCTTCTTAACTATATCACTATCTATCTGCAATTGTTGAAAAAAGCCAGCTAATCTACTATCTGTATGATATGCGTCTGAGCTTAGAAATGGCGCGGAGTTCTTTGTTAGTTGGTTGTCGAGTGATACTATCGCAATGTATAGTATGCTCATTCCAAATGTTCTATTAGGACCATCTGCAATTGGCGTCATTCCCATTGTACACATGACAGCTTCTCCTGGTAGTGGTAGTGTATAGTCTCCTCTATCGTAAGGAAAAGCTCTGTAATAGCTTATATCGTCAAACTTATTATACTGACGCTCAACTATTTTTACTTTAACAGATCCTATCGATATCTTACCTAAAATTGGGTCGTAGTATGGTGACTTCTCGTCTTTGACTACTTCAAGTACATGACAAGTAAATACCTCAAGAGTCGTAGGATTAGCAGTACCATTTTGTGGGCTAGAGTTTAAGTACTCACTTAATCCTTTGTTTAAACTACTCATTTTGCTTTATCTAAAAGCTCTTGGGCTTCTGACATTAGCTGAGCTCTTTCTTGTTCAGTCAAGCCAAGCTCGCCTCCCTTATCTTCCTTACTACCAGTTACCAACAACCTTTGAATGATTGCTGTTAGACGAACTAAATTATCGTCATTCTTAACCGACACCTCTAGATACTCCTTAATCATAGGCACCATCATAGAAGCATCTGTAATGTTTCTTATCAACCCCTTGAGCTGATCTATCAAACCATTAATTTGCGTTTCTTTCTTTTTTGAGTTCTGATAAACATCTCTTAGCAAGTCGCTGAAGGTCTTGTCGTCAAATAATACACTATCCTTATCCATAGCTGTTTTTCTATAAATACAAGCGATTATTGTTTTGTAGCCATTGGCCACTCTTCTACCTCAGCCAAGAACTTGCTAAGGGCCTTCAATCTTGCACCAGCTACCCACGCATCCACATTGCCGTAATAACCTAATTCGTGAAGGACTTTTGGATCCGTTTCTTTTGGATCAAATTCATATGCATCAAGATTAGGTCCGCCACCAATCTTTTCCCAAGCTTTGATTTCGGACCTAATAAACTTAATAAGCTCTTCCTTGCTGCAATAGACTATCATTAATAAATGACGTTTCGAGGTATGAAGCCTAATCGATCGTAATCGTTAAACATTGTAACATACTTCTGCTTTAATATCTTAATTACCTTTGTTACCTGCTGTGTGTTTGCGTTTGTCATCTCTCTAATGTAGATATACAAAGCCTTTTTGTTAAAGATTTCCAAAGACTCCTTTTTACGAAAGAGGTCCATTACTGCACCAGCTACAACCTGCTCTGATCGTTTTGGGAATACTTTTTCTAGATTTTCATCAAAGTATTGTACCATCTCCTCAATAAAGAACTCAATTGGTGTTGGCTCATCTTCAACTACTAATGCATGACTTTTGCCATTTGCAGTTTCTAATTGCTCGCTACTAACTAACTTTTTAAAGTTTTTATTGTTGTTTAGGATGAGGTAATTCTTAGCAACTATACTAAAGTAACTAAACGCTTTACCCTTACTAGATGCAAACTTTGGCAACTTCTCAACTAAAAAACTCACTACTTCGTGTTGTAGGTCTTTTATAGAAATACCATCGGTGTAGTAAAATTTAAAGGTGTGTATAATATTCTCCACCAGCTTCTCAAAGGCTGGTTTAATTTCTTGTCTGTATATCAAATCTCTTTGTATTTGATCTGTTGTCTCATTAAGCTTCTTAATGCTGACATCTACTTCTGCTGTGAAGTAGTAGTTCTTAGTTTTTTTCTTCCTCGGTTTGGACATAATGCTTAATGTATTCATCTAATTCTTCTACACAATCTTTTAAACTTGCAAATGCAGCACCTACTTCATCATCAGCTTTGAATGAACCTCTATGGTCAATTACGTTCATAGTGTTGACAGTGTCTTGAAACTTATGGTATAGTGATGCTATGAAGCTGTTGTAAACAAAGAACCCGTTCTCTGCGTACTCTACTGCTTTTACGTACTTACGGTAGTTGGCAAATGCAAACCAACCAGTACCAACTAAAAGCAGGGATAATATAACTATTGCTGTTATCATTAGAATAAGTCTTTAAAAGCGTTTAGTAAATCACTCTTCTGATCGTCAGATAATGCTGATGTTGACTCTAGGTTAGATGTCTTCTTAGGCTTAATCGTAGTAGCTGTTAATGGTGATTGTTGTGCAATCCAAGCTTGGAACTCCACACGAGCAGCTAATTGATCTGCTTGATGTAATATGTAGGGAAGGTTTGTACGTAGACGTGAGTTAACGTCGTAGCTGATATAGTAATGCTTGTTACTCTCATCGTACATTCCATCATGCAACTTGATACCAAACCACTCGTTCTCAGATACTGAGATACCTCGCTCAGCTAGTAGACGTAAGCTACGATCAGGTACAGTCATAAAAGCATTAGCAGGATTCATCTTATAAATCTTACCTTGATTCTTTCTATGCCACTCAGAGTCGTTCATTATATACATCTCAGCCTCTTCTGTACCAATCTTACCTAAGTCATGATTGAGTGCAGCAAACACCAGCTCTTCTGTAGTAAAGTTATCATCTGATCCCCAGCCTGTCCATAGTTGTGCCATGTCTAATGCAACATCTATTACACGAATGACATGATCAACATAACCACCAGTAAAGCAATTGTGATACGATTCGTTACCACTTGCAGGCATAAACATGATACGTTCAGCATGATCTTCGTAAAGCTTTCTCAGCTTTTCTTTTCGCTCTCCAGTAATATAGAGATCGATATACCCTACAAGCTTGAAGTAGTTTGCTTGTAGTTCCTCCGCAGTGAAGTTTTTCATAATTGTCTTTGTAACCTTTTAATTTGTGACTCAAGCTTTTTAGCATAAGTCTTTCTTGTTTCTTTCTTTAGCGCAATCTTCAACTTCTGTAACTCAGCCAATGCTTGTTGCTTCTCTTGTGCCTTCTGTGCCTTAGACTTTTTTATCTTAGGTTCAATTACAGTAGGATCTAAAGTGCCTTTAAGCGTTGGCTGTTCTACACCTTTGTGATAAACCGTGCCATCTGAATATACAAAAACTTTCATGAATTTCCAACCTTTTGGGAAACCAGTCTTCTTGGGCGGTTGGGAGTATGCTGGTGTTACAACCTCTCTGACACAATCAAAGCACATCTTAATGATAGTGCCTGCTGGAACGTTGAGTTGTAGTGCTCCGCAGTTTTGACACTCTACAACGCACATAATTAGTTTTCTAAATCAAGGTATTGTCTTAACGATTCTAAATAGATCAGCGACTGACCTAACTGTTGCTTGGCATAGTCTGCTGTCATGTGCGGCTTGCCGCTATCAACGTCATTGTGTAATAGGTCTAAGACCTGGGTTAGTCTAGCAGCTAGATCTTCGATTGCTTGTTTGTTTCTCATATGTTTTAGTTTAGTGATGCCGGTGGTATCGTGAAGTCTGTATTAAATAGTACTGTATGTATTCCTACTTTGCGTATTGTGTGTTTAGTTCTGTAGATTGGTACATCACCATTAACATTCATACCAGCTCGTATAGCTGAGTCGATTAAACGCTTACTACGGCCAGCTATCATTAAGAATCGATCATATTGCAAATAGTAGAGGTTTCTACTACTGACATCAATATTGTATAACTCTTGAAAGAAGCCAAATGTGTTTCCTACGTGATAGTATGCTTGTTGGTTTTGATTCGTATCGAAAGTGTGTGTATGTTCGTCGCTTAGTATAGGATACTCCTTGACTATGAGATCCTTTGCCTTACTAATCTCAGTCAGTGCGTTAGTCATAAACTTGTTGTCAATTAAGACTTTAAAGCAACTCATTACTTAATGGTTATGGAAGTGGTCGTCGCTTTCTTCAATTGTCTGCTAAGACTATCGATATAATCGACGAGAAATTGCTGCTTAACAGCTGCTGTTGCTATGTCAGAACGTAGGTCTCTTATTTCAAACGATAGTTTAAGTATATAAACACTCGCTGCTACTACTAAAAATCCTAATCCAATTACAATACTAATCATATAACTATTTTTTAAATTTACTACTTATTACTATTATATATAGAAGTTATACCTAAAAATCCGTAAAGACAACAGTTAGTCGTTATCTTCTCCAAGAATATCTCGGTTTTTCCACTT